TCTGCTTCTGTAGCCATCCCTTACTCCTTATACATGGGCATATGTGCCATTGCTTTACTTGTTGTCATCTTCTCTCCTTAAGCATTTAAAGCATCAATCTCAGCTTGTAATCTAGCGATCTCAGAGATCCTAGGATCAACCCAGCCTGCGACTTCCGCCCATGTAGTACCATCAAAGGTGTAGCGTCCACCCTGCCAGTCAACAGGAGGCGTAACGCCCGTGTGGATGGTGGCATTAGTTGAGTTCATGTCGCCGATGATGAACTCAGGACAAACTATATTGTCAGCAGTAGCGACCAATGAGGTATCGTCGTTAAATTGATATGCGGATATGTTGTTTGAGTTAAATGTAATTGTTTGCATGTTTAGATCCCTTTTAAAATTAATGAGGTTGTAGAAATTGCTTTGCCCGCTACGACGGACGGATCACCTGCGCTTGTGGCTAGTGTGCCATCACCTTGGATGTAATAATCAGAGGCTATAGTTAGCCCTGTCAGATTAGTGGGTATCCCGCCTCTAACTGTCACGCTACCTGATTCAGTGTCCGTTATTGCAGCGTCTGTAATGCCGATGAAATTTGAGGTTGTTAGGTTGGTTTCTATTGATTCGTTATCTAAAATACAGGAAGTTCCATAATCGGAGTTACCGGCATCTCTATAAGTAACAATAGCTTTAGTTGATGTCAACATAGCTACTGAGATGTAGGTTGAATCTGCAGAATCAATAACTACAGGTGTTCCAGTAGTTATCGTAGAACCTGATACATCCAGAATGCAAGAAGTTCCATAACTGAAATTGCCTACATCTCTATAAGTCACAATAGCCTTAGTTGATGTTAGCATGGCTACCGAGGTGTAGTCGGAGTTTGCAGACTCAAAGACTGTAGGTGTTCCAGCAGTGATCGTAGAACCTGATACATCCAGAATGCAAGAAGTTCCATAATCGGAGTTACCGGCATCTCTATAAGTAACAATAGCTTTAGTTGATGTCAACATAGCTACTGAGATGTAGGTTGATGTTGCAGATTCAAAGACTGTAGGTGTTCCAGTAGTTATCGTAGAACCTGATACATCCAGAATGCAAGAAGTTCCATAACTGAAATTACCTACATCTCTATAAGTCACAATAGCCTTAGTTGATGTTAGCATGGCTACCAAGGTGTAGTAGGATGTTGCAGATTCAAAGACTGTAGGTGTTCCAGCAGTAATCGTAGAACCTGATACATCCAGAATGCAAGAAGTTCCATAGCCAGAGTTACCGGCATCCGTATAAGTCACAATAGCCTTAGTTGATGTTAGCATGGCTACCGAGGTGTAGTAGGATGTTGCAGATTCAAAGACTGTAGGTGTTCCGGCAGTGATCGTAGAACCTGATACATCTAAAATACACGAAGTTCCATAGCCGGAGTTACCTTCATCCGAATAAGTTACTATAGCTTTAGTTGATGTAAGCATAGCTACCGAGGTGAAGCCGGATGTTGCTGACTCAAATACTGTAGGTGTGCCAGCAGTTATCGTAGAGCCGGATACGTCTAGTATACAAGAAGTTCCATAGCCAGAGTTACCTACATCTCTATAAGTCACAATAGCCTTAGTTGATGTTAGCATGGCTACCGAGGTGTAGTAGGATGTTGCAGATTCAAAGACTGTAGGAGTTCCGGCAGTTATCGTAGAACCACCCGGAACTACAACCTCGCCAACAACCTCAACAGTCCCATCACTATTAAGGATAACAGGCATACCGTTAGGTAACGTACCGCTGGCTACGAAGTCTACACTAAGGCCACCAGCAGCCTCAATCTCAGCAATAGTTTTCCCGCCGTCTTTAATCAACTTACCTGAGGTACCATCAAATACCGCGACCCTCTCGTCTACCGCTGAGGCAGGTCCGACTACGGCACTCTCCGCTGGAAGATACGCAGTGTACCATACAGATCCCGTATAGACCCTCATCTCGTCATCTGTAGTATTCCAGTACAACGCTCCGGTCAGCAGGGCGTTACCATCGTTATCCAGGGACGGATTAGAAGCCTTATCTCCTAGGTACCTATCATCAAACTCATCGTAAGATGTCGCCGCGTTTGTTTCACTTGTTGCCGCGTTGTTCTCGCTTATCAGTGCCGCCGCCGCGCTTGCTACAGCCGCGTCTGTGTTTGTCTGGATTACTGGGTTAATCGGGTGGACATGATCGCCTCTGGTATACCTTTCAGACGTTCCCACAACTGCCGCCGTATCGTCCATTACCGGCGTAGTGTCGCTTGCTTGGGCCAAAACAAAAGCGGTCGTTGCTAATTGAGTTGTGTCCGTGTCTGTCGTTGCGGTAGGTGCAGTAGGTACTCCAGTGATAGACGGGCTTGCAAGAGGCGCGTAGTCGGCTGCAACTAGCTTTACGTGAGCTGTTGTTGCTAATTGAGTTGTGTCAGTCGTCTTAATGGCGGTAGGTGCCGCCGGAATACCTGTAAATGTTGGACTTGCCAGCGGTGACTTGAGGGACAGCGCCGTGGTTACTGTAGCCGCATAATTTGCATCATCACCCAAAGAAGCTGCTAACTCGCTCAGGGTATTAAGGGCGGCTGGTGCAGCGTCGATTACATTAGCTACCTCTGTATGTACAAAAGCGGTTGTTGCTATCTGCGTTGTGTTAGTTCCGGCAACTGCCGTGGTTGACGCGGGCACTCCAGTTAACGTTGGGCTTGCAAGCGGTGCGTAGTCGGCTGCAACCAGCTTTACATGAGCTGTTGTTGCAATGCTGGTGTCATCGTCTGTTTTCACTACAGTCGGAGCCTTAGGATCTCCGGTTAACGTTGGGCTTGCAAGCGGTGCGTATGTTGATGAAGCTGTTGAAACATCTAACTTGGATGTATTGCTTGGATGTATGTGATCGTTCCTGGAATATCGTTCTGATGCTCCTGGCGCAACGCTTCCATCCATTACTGGCGAGACATCACTAGCTTGGTTAAGCACAAATTGAGTTGAAGCAATGATTGTTGTATTGGTGTCGGTTGATGCGGTGGGTACCGTTGCCGCCCCTGAAACTGCCAGCGTTGTTGCAGCTATTGTACTAGGAGAAACCGCACCAATAGTAGTGCTGTTAATAGAGCCGCCAGTTATTACAGCTGCTGTATTAAGTAGATTAAAAGCGTCATCTATAGCCGTATTAATCGCGTTTATATCGCTCGATTTGGCAAGTCCCTTGTATGGAACGGTAAGTGCAACCGGATCGAAGTACGTTGTTTTTCCTGCCATGATTACCTCATTACCCGTCTAGGGGTAAAATGTATTGTTGCGGAGTTGACTGTGAATGGTTCTACGTAATCAGATGACCCGTAAAACGCCAATGCTGCGTTCTCAGCGGTTCCTGACATTCTGACCTCAATTGGAGAGGTCCCTTGAGAATCGAAGAAAAACTCGTCCCACGTAAATGTATCCCAGAAAGTGCCGCCGAGTGCCGCAGTGTAAGAAGAATAAACAGGTTGCTCGTATTCAGCAGAGCTATAACCTAAAGCATAACCAACCGACAATTCTATAAACGATTGGGTTGCTGTTGTTGTCTCTACTGCTGCTTTGCGATATCTCTTTAAAACTCTGTGGCTTCCGGCTGAAGAATAATTCATAGTGAGCTGGTATTCTATCTGTTCGCCGTCCCAACTTGTCCCTTTGTCTAGTTGATAAACACATCCGTCAGTACAACCTATGTAGCTTACGTCTTCGCCTGATGGCAATTTCCCTTCCCATGAACAAGCTGCTACGTGTGGCATGTTTATCGCCATATTGCCTTCTGACTTGCCGTTTACGATTGTGCAAAACAGAGCGTCACCATTGTTAAAGAACAGTCTATACTGACTTTTCCTTCTATTAATTATAGATGCCGTTGCCTGCCCAACATGGTTGTTAATGTATGGCAGAATGTGACTTGTGATTGTGTCTTGAACGAAGTTGCCGTATGCCAGTGTCGCTTTCATGGTACCAACGCCGCGATCATCAAAGGCCATAGCGTCAACCATGTTCTGCACTGTGTACGGTACCGCTCCTGTCCCAATATTATATTGCACAAAGTTAAAATCTGCTGATGTCTTGCCGTATAAAATGCCGTAATCTGAGCGGTTGTAAACGATTAGTGTTGAGTTGGTGGTGTCACCTGGGGCAACTAAAAAACCGGTTATCACGTCGCTCGTTGCATCTTCGCTTGCACCCTCGGCAATAGTAAAGTTGTAAGGTTCTCCGGCTACTGACTTGATAAACGTTGCACCTTCAGATACAAATAGATAGTCTCGGTGCTTGATAATATGGGTAGGTATTGCAGTGGTATTTATTGGTGCATAGATGTCACCGTCAAATTCAAAAGCATTGTTTACCCCGTCGCAGCCGTATGACCGAATTGTGGTTAACCTGCCAAAGAAATTACCAACAGTAAATTCATACCGCCCGCCCTTAGCAATTGTTAATTGGGTCTCTGCACCAGATAGGGTTAATGTCGTTGTATCGATTGTAGCAGCACCCGCGGAGAAATTGCCGCCAGCAACAGCATCAATTATTAATATCCCTGTGGCATTGCTTCCAGAGAACTCCCCGCTCTGCAACATAACTCTCTTGATTGTGGCGGTAACTCCACCTTGGGTCAAAGTATCACCGTCTGAGGGAGTAGTAACATCTCCAACCGTGAATGTTACAGATTTGTAAAGTGGTACCTGCACCCAGCCTGCCGCCGATGATTTGTAAATATCACAAACTGTATCAGCTACATTATTTTTCCACGCATACAGAACACCACTAAGCCCAACAAGCCCAAGGACAGAACCAGAACCAGGGACAGCATTAATGTCTGCCCGATAAATATCGGCGGTGGCATTCCGCATCTTAGCGAACTCTTCAGCGCTATCCGGACCAGCAGATATGTCGTCAATAGTACCAATTGTTGTAGCACCAACTGATATTATATCTCCAGCTACGAAGTCATCAACTGCTATCTTTGTAACATTTAACTTGAGGCCGTTGATAAGGGATATCACGGCTGTAGTCCCGCTTATAGAGCCTGTGATTGTTTGGCCCACAGTCGGAACATTAACATATGATGCTATAGAAACAATCTGGCTAACATTGTCAGACGACGACGGTTGCGTCTGTCCATCAAAACGTTCATCTCCTGCAACTCTGGTATAACCTCCGTTTACCCCTACCTCGAAGTTCGTTGAGTTGCGAGTAAACCCGTTTTTCAGTGAGATAGTTGGTGTGACCTCATCCGTTCCGCCAGCCATCAGGATTGTGTCAAAATCAACAGGTGGCATCTTTATCATATTAGGCTTGCCCCTGTTGATATATTTGGTCCTTCGGCCATTCGCATCCTGTTCATCAACCTTTTGTAATTAATTTCCCCGCGTTGGTAAACCTCCCCTGCGGCCTCAAACATTCCGTAACTCATCATTGCAGAGTAAACTATAAGCATATGAAATCTGGCAGGCAAAACGGGGACATCATCATCAAGGGTAACCTCAACTGGTGTCCGGTAATATTCACCAATTACTGTGTAAACATCATCTGGAGGCAAACCAAGGACAAGGCTATCGTCAGGTGTATGCGCAATAGTTGTCGGCCTTGAATAAGATGTTAGTTGTGTTCCGTAAAGGTAAATGTCACGAAAGTTGTCGTAGTTGTATTGCGTTAAAAATATCTCATCACCACGGGTCCCTGACTTTAGATATATTCTAAACGAACCATCTCTGTATGTAGCAAAGTCACTTAATCCAACGTCGGTGTCAACTTCGTATGTATTCTGCTCGGCTACCGTGTCAAAGCTGAGGGATTTTCTAAGAAAGTTCCAGTAGATTTCTTCAAGCTGGATCTCAATTAGTGCCTGTGCATACCAGTCAACAAGTCTTCTCATCTCTCCTGTCTGATCAACAACGGTTATTGGCCCCACGCCTGGCACGCCACACTCTTGTCGCAGTCGTTTAACTCCAGCAAGAAAGTCCATGATTAAATTGGAGCACAGATTCGTTTACGGAGCCATTCAGAACCAAGAGGATTTTTGTCTTCGATGATAGTAAAAGGATATTTAAGTGCTGATTGAAACGCTATCCCGAATGTTTGCTCGTTGCCGATGAGAGTTTTGTTCGGAGTGCTGACGTTTGTTATTTTTACGATCAACGAATCAACAAACTTTCTAGCACACGTAATCGGAACACCACGCTGAAAGAATACAAATCTTCCGCCATTCCCGACAGGAACAACTTTCTCTGCATTTTTATCAGTGGTCTCGGCAACAAGAACTGTGACCATTTCCTCAAAGAATGCAATTGATTCCATGTATTTGTCGTGTAATGTACCTTCGACCGTCTCAATAACGTTGTGATCGGTTGAAACCTCTCCTTCCCGTAACTTTATATTGCTGGGATTACCTGCTTTTTCAATGTCTGTATTTACTTCTTTTCTTGGGGCCATTTAACTACTCCTGTTTAGTTTTTAAACGCCCGACAATACTGTGATCATCGGGCGTTGTTGTTATGATATCTGTGGACGATTCGGCAAAGTCGCAATATTAACAACAGCGTTGGTAAATGCTGTTGCAGTCCAATTGCTGGTTCCAAAAATAACAGTGCCTGCCGTTGCGCCACACTTCAAAACTTGATAGGCGAAAAGACAAATATCATCTGGAATGTTCGCGGGGAACTCAGGAGCTTGAACAAACACGCCACCGCTCATTTCAGTGATATTACCCTGAATACACTTAACAACACCCGCCGAAGTGTAACCCCATACGACAATACATCCCTCGTTTGCTGTCATCGACGGGAATGCCAACCCTGTTGAATGGTCCAATACCGGAGTTGTCTGGTCTGCGTTGGTCCCTGACTTGGCATATAGCTTGCCATTGAGACAAAAGGTAAGCAACACCGTGGTGTCATGGACTGTTTCGCCTCCAGCGGCAGTCAAGAGACTGTTAGTAAAGGCCATGTTTGTTCCTGCTAAATTTATAGCGGTCATAATTTATTCCTCTTAATTGTTATCGAATAGCCCAAGGGCCAACATTGTCATAATAAAGATCTGTCACAGTGCCAGCACTTAACAAGGTTGTTGAAGCGTCAAAGGCTGCGGCTAATGTTGATACTGTCATAAAGCCAATTACTGCCTTGTTTGCGGCAACCTCTGGCAATACAACTGCTGCTGCTCCTGACGCAATTAATGCAGCTTGTCCACCCTCTAGGGCAACTGTGCCTGCTGCATTGACAGTCACAAGAAAGACATTGATATAACCGTCTGCGATATCATCAGTTGTCGCGGTGAATGCAACTTCCTGTCCGGCGATCAGAACCAGTTTCCCGTTAATCATGCATGCAGTTGCGTTGCCTATTTTAACCTTTGCCGCAGATGCGCTACCAATAACAATGCCAGGGGTATTAATGGCACGATTAGCAAGAGCATTGTCTACAGGCGATAAAAGAAGGTTAATAAGGGTCCCATCCCTGTTGTCTGCAATTGATCCTGTGTGCTGGTTTACGTTTTTAAGATTTCCCAATTTAAATTCTCCTTGAGTAAGACGGCCCGAAGGCCGTCTAGTCGTTTGGTTTAGTCAGTCAATACAGATGCACCGACTTCTGCAACGGCCATGTGCAACTGATTAAGTAAGACCGCTGAAAAATAACAGGATGCTCCACAATATCCACGTTGCCCTGTGGGATCGTTTTTGTCGAGTTGTTCAGGCTTAACGATATGCGGAGTGATTGCCTTTGTGCCTCTAAGAGCAATATCACCCCATGCATCACGACCAGCGACTACGACCTGATAAACGTCAGGGTTTGTGCCTACTGTAGATTCAAGACCTGCAACCGAAGCTGTTACGCTCGTAGCTGCGTCCTGAATACTTACCAACTCTGGGCTGGCAATGATCCGGAACTCTTCAATAGAACCGAACTCGTACGGAGAAACGGGTTTCATTGTGCCATAAAGTGCTACTGGTACGAATCCAGGAATATCGCGAGCATCAGGCTTGAGATCGGTGTGAATGAAAACAAAGTAAGATGCCTCGATACCTTTGGTCGAATAGTTTGGTGATGCCTTGAGGATTTCAGTAACCTTGTCGGTGTGCTGAAGATCAAGAGACTTGGTGATTTTCCTAAGCAGTTTAAGGCTAAGGACACCGTTTACTGTTGCGCGAGTTGTGCCAGTTCCGCCATAAAACTTATTGGTGCAGGCTTTAATAACGCCGAAACGGACAAGCTCTCTGACTAATGAAAGACGCTCTCCTGTCTGCATTTTCATTGCGCTTGGCACATCGTCCTCGTACATGTCTGCTGTGCGTTTGGTGTAGCCAAAAAGAACGCTATACTCGTCAAGAGTTACCGTGATATCCTGTGGTACCAAGGTCTCGGCGTCAGGGGTAATACCCTCGCTCGACAGATGCTGATTTGCTAACTGTGCCGTACGGTCAACAGTAGTAACATCGGTAAAAAATGTGTTTGGGCTGGTTGCGGTTGCGTTGATAGGCAACCATCTCCGGTAAATAACCGTTGCACCAACATTTTTTGGTACTGGTTTTGATTCTCCGATTAAGCCAAGAACTTCTCTAGGGATTGCGTGTTTAAGGATCTCTCCTTTCAAACGACCGATTCGTTGTGCGGGTGATAACATTGAAGATAATGCCATTTCGTGCTCCTAATATGTTATGCCGAGTAGGCCCTGTTCATGGCCTCTTCCTCGTCATCTATATTGTGTTCCGAGGGTATTCCGTCTCCCCTTGGTGTGATTGCCGTTGTAATTCTTTTCGTTCTGTCAGCTTTAGCCTTTGCTGCTTTTGCTGATTCTGCGTCTGATTCTGTTTTCCATGCCTTGAACTCTGCGATAGGTCCAGAAACTGTATCTGCGTTCCATGAAGAGTTGAATCTGTTCTGATCCTCTATCGTTTTTTTTGCCAAGAACTGGTTGAAGTCTGTGCTTCTTATAACCTGTTTCCAGTCAGGATGAGATTTTTCGATTAACACAAGTTCTTTTTCTTGATCTTGGGTTAGTCCTTCACTTCCTGACGGAGACGGGGCAACTACTATTCTCTCTGTATTTGGCTGTTTTATCTCTTCCGGTGCTTGAGGCAATTGCTCGTCTTCTGCACCATCAAAAAATATCTCCCCAAGCTCTGGGAACTCTTCACCAAGCCTTTCTTTGAGCTTTGGAGAAAATATGTCAATCTTAGCCTTTGGAGTAGACTTGATTTGCTGCTCAATGCCCCCTAACCTGCCGTGCATTGTGTCCCGCAATTTGGCTACAGTGGCCTTTAGATCATCAACCTCTTTGGCCCTGGCGATAACACTTTGAAATGCATCAATCGTCATCCCACCAATCATTTCAGGCTCAAGGACTTCTTCTCCTTCGACGATTGTTTCTACGTTGTCAGTAACTTCAGCACCAACGTCTGCATCTTCTTCGATAATACCGTCAACGATTTCTTCAATTTCTTCCTCGGCAGTTTCTTCCGTCGGAGCTTCTATTGTTTCGTCGTTGAACGCAGCTTCCAATGCTTTGTCTTCTTCTGTTTTCATGTGTTACCCTTTCGTGGCATTAAAATCCGTCACGTTATGATAGGTTGTGTTGGTTGTGCCAACCTTAACAGTTCTTTATATACAGAGATTTGACCTCTCGTATAAAGAGTTTCGTTTAAATCAAGACTGAGATTATCGTTTTTTGCTCTCAGAATATCTCGTCTTTCGGCAAAATGTTCTGATAGTTTCAACCACAACTCGCTGCTTGATTCTATTGGTTCTAGTTTATCCATGGTTATTTTTGAAATGATTGGCCGTCAGGAGCGCGACCAGCCGGTTCAACGGCTGGTTCTATCACTTGGCTACCAGATAGCTCTTTTTGAACCTTTAGCTTCATTACTGTATCTGCCAATCCTGCTTTTACTTTATCCAGGCTGATCTGGTGTTTATTCGCATAATCAAGTATCGCGAGTTCTCTGCGCATTGTTAATTCCTGCTGATTGTAGAAATCATTTGACTGGTCACGCCTGGCTACACCCTCTGCATAGATTTTGTCTCTGTCCATATCAGCTGCATTCTTGGCACGCTTACCCTCTTCCTGCATAACCGCTGTTTCTGCACGAATCTTCGCAACTTCAATCTGTGGCATTGGAGGCGGTGGTGCTTGTGCCATCTCGGCTTTCTTGTCTTCGCCGAGCAACCACTTGTCCGGTTGGAATCTCTGCGACTTCAAGACCTCTTCCATTGCTTTTTCTGGGTCAATCCCAAATATTGGATTAGCTGATGCTTGTAATAACTGCTGCGCTTGCATAGCGTGTATTTCTCGCTCAACTAATGCGGTTGATCCAATGGCTTGTATTTGTAGCTCTATTTTTGCAGCCTCGTCAACTTCTGGGTCAAGGAGCATGTACTCGTAGTATCTTTTGATATGTGGCTCTGTAACGTTCTCGTCGAATGTCCTTGCCAGTCGTCTGAGTATCGCAGACGAATTACGCTGCAAGATCTCCATTCCGCCAACCGTGTCAGGCGCAGACCCTTGCTGGCCCTGCATGATGAAGAATATACCTGTTGCCTCTTCCATCATTTCGCGAGCTAGTGTTATGATGTTTTGGAGCTCGACTTGCATCATTGGTATATTGATGGCTGTTATTGCATCAGCAACTGATCTAATGTCTCCTTCTTCCGTAGCCACAAACACCTTGCCTCCGTACAGGCTCCAGTTTCCATCGGTCGGGGCGATTGCGTTTTGTCTAACAACAATTATGGGAGCAGATGACAATCCAGCGTTCTCCATCATTTTGCGCGCAGATGCGTTAAACATGTCCTGGGCTGTCCGTCCCTGTCGAGCAATACCAATACCTGTCCAAGAGTCAACACGTCGCTGCCACGGCATTATGTCGTACGGAAAAGCACCTGAATCGAGAGGATTCAAGAAGGCTTTTATTGCAGTATCGTTTACCAGCACAACAACCGCAGGAACTAGCTCATGACGGTCAATCTCTTCGTCGCTCTCGTCCTCTTCGTCGGTCATTGCCAACATATCTTCCCTTGATAGCATACAGTAGCCGTACCATATCTCGAACGATTCGCTGTACTTGGTCTTCTCTCCGTTTGGTAATCCGTCGGTCTTATTCTTTTTACTTGGCCCTTCGTCTAACACCTTGTCGATTTGTGATGCAAGATAAGATGGATCTTTTTTTAAGGCGATTAGCTTCTTTGCTGTTATGTTGTCCTTTTCCCATGTGAATGCGCCGTTGTGGATGTTATCACCACATGACGGATCCGGATAAAAGTTTTCAGGCTTCACATGGAACGTTCCTGGCAGAGAAACGTCAGTTATTACCATGGTCCCGCTTTCCACCTTCCTGCTCTGCTGAAGATAAGGAACCGGACCTTTTATTATTCCAGTTCCTATTATTGCTGCATCTTCAACAGCCTTTCTAACTTCTGTGTGATATGTGCAGTCAATTAACCAGTCCTTAAGCTGGTCTTCTGCAACTTCAACAGACTGTTCAGGAACGGGCAAAGGGGGTGCCTGATTGTCTTGACCAGGTTGGTTGTTTTGTACGTCGTCAACAAGTGTCTGTAAGTCTTCCGGGATAGATCTGATCGGTGTGGCCTTAACTGTAAAATTCCAGTCTCCAGCAGGCAGTAGAATGTCACCCATGCGGGCGGAACCAGAATCACAGAATTGCCGTGTTATGTTAAAAAATGCTGTACATTTGTTTGTGTACTCTGAACTTGTATTGCCTTGCAATCCACCAGTCCCTGACGCTGGCTTAGTGTAACTTGACTCTATGTCGCGGGATCTCTCGTCAATCCCCTCATAGTATTCGCGATCTTCTTTCCATATCGTTTCGCAACCTGACGATGCACGACCTTTAACAGCAGCATCACGTAACTTAGCCGCCGCCTTGCCGATTTCCTCAACCTGTATCAACTTCTTATATCGAAGTTTCTCCAGGGCGTCTTCTAGCAATGCGTCGAGGTTTTCTGCTTCTTCCGATGCGTCAAGATACTGTTTCATTAGTTAGACCGTGAGACAATTGGCTTTCGTGCCATGACGATTGCTGTGATAGTTGCTGCTGTTCCAACAACAGATAGCCTTGGTCTTACCCAAACGAACCCTTCAAGGAATGTCTGTAGCGTCTCTGTTGTCATTTCAATAACTGTACCTGTCACGTCGTCAAGGCCAACAAAGTTTGTCCCATCAAGGCTCCCTTCGATAACAACAGTTGAACCACCAAATGTTGCTGCAACTGCTGTCCCTAACACTTGTATGGACGATGCAGACAACTCTACCGTCTTGACCGCCTCACCTGTGTGGTCTGCGGTTGTCAGTAGCCACGTAAACAAAGTAACTGAGTCATCTATTGATATATCTGATCTTGATGCTTTTGGTGTTGCCATTATTTATCCTTTACTTGTCAATATATTTAACAGCTGTGAACTTTTCCCCGAACAACTCACACTATGGTTCTATTTGGTCACGCATATCATCCACCTGGCAAAATAATCTTAGACTTCTTCTCACCAACATGCTGCAACTCAGCAAAATGCATACCGTCAGAGAATGCGTCGAATATAATTTCCTTCATCTGCATTTCTAGTTTAGGTGTTAATTCGTCTGGGAATCTGTGAAACACAAACTTCTCTACATATTCCTGTATCTCTTTTTTCATTTGTTCGTCTGTTAGTCTTGCCATTACATCCCCATTCCATTTGCCGTCGCTTGAAATTGGTTGAACTGCGGCATCTTATGTTGAGATTTACCTGCCTTCCTCGCACCCTCACAGGCGTAACGAAGAGCATCAATTACGTGGTTGTCTTTGTCCATCAAGATTGGCAATACAACTCCAGTGAGTTTGTCGGTCTTGTATCTGTAATTTGTCAACTCGCTTATTGTATTTTCACACCTTGGATGAACGACTATATCAAAAGACTTCAGCCACTCTATACCATCCTCCACGCTACCCTTCCCTTTTTGGGCGGGGGTAATCTTAGGAAATCCATGTTTTTTCATGTAACTTATGGTTTCCGGCCTTGCATTGTCTGCTGTTATGAACCACTTTCTGGCATTAGGCACTTGGTCAAACAGGTCGGGTAGTTGGTCTATTTCACAACCAACCATGTAAGCCTCATAGTCTATGTAAAGTATTTTGCCCTCTATTCTTGACCTTATTAAAACAGATGGATCAACAGCAAAGCCCCAATCCGCACCAAGCCTATATATTCCGCTTTGAGGTGAATCAAACTCTTCAACTGTCCAGTTCTTGAATACCCTCGATTCGGAGTTGGTTTGATACTCACCTAGCCAAATATGATTGTACTTTTCAATATCCCTCGACCGGTCATATTCCATCTCAACTTTGAGGACATCAGGAAACCAAGGATTGTCCATAAAGTTTGCCTCTATCACTGTTGAGTCTGGTGGCGGAGCATCGCTTCTTAACAACGCGTCAATTGGGTCGGTTTCAAAGTTAGGATTCCATGAGAACCATAGCTCGCTGCCTGGCTTACGTATCGTTGGCCTGAGAAGATCAAGACTTAATTGAGACGCGTCTTGCGACTCTTCAAACCAAGATCGGTCAAAACCTTCTAATGATTTTATTGAGCTGGCTGTGTGATTCTGCATACCCTCAAAGATTATTATTCCACCACGCTTAGTTAGTATCCTTCTATCTTGCACCTCGAAGTAAGAACCGGCGTTCATTGATTCTATTTTTTGTTCCAACAATTTCTTTACGGAAAACTCAAGAGATTTTAGTGTTTCTCTCAGACAAACATTATCTAACTTTTTGCTGATATTTTCCTCGATCATTAAGCCAGCCAAAAAGTGACTCTTTGCGCCGCCCCTGCCACCGTGAACGCCCTTGTACCTTGCTGGGTCAAGCAGTGGTAAAAACACTTTAGCAGTGTCTATGGTTAGCTCATTAGCCATTGACGACCCTTCTTACTATGTCGGTGAATTTATTGTCTGCTTCTTCTTCAGCGGTGTCCAGCTTGAAAATCTTTCTCTCTAATTCAAACAGCACCTTCATTGTTTCAACAAGCTTCTTTCCGTTGTCGATTCTCCCTGTGAAAGAAACAACCTTATTAAATGTGTCAATAGCCATGGATGGTGTTATGTCTGGATCGTTGACTAGTTCCTTAAGCTTAATGATATCTTCTCTTCCTTCGCATAAAGACCTAAACTCTTCAAACAGTCCTCTGTACAGATCTCGAACATCAGTTAAGTCTTTTCGTTCATTGAAACATACTGTCGCAATTTTTGTTGAATCAACCTCAATCCGTTCCGCTTCGGTTAATGCCTTTTTTTTATTAACCTCGTTATTAACCTCTAGCGCACTAACCTTCGCTTCAGCCAGTGCCTTGATTTTCCCCGCTAGATTTCTTGTCCACTTAAACTTCTTTGCATGTTTGAAGATACCAGCATCAGAGACACCGAACTCAGCGCCCATATCCTTGAGCGTTCTAATCCCTGCCCTGTAGTGAGGCTCTATTGCATCCCAATCAACTTTTACCCTAGCTACCATTCAATCCCTCAAAACAAAAAAAGGCCGCACCAGTGATATCTCTATCACCGTGCAGCCTAAATGTTAAGCGTATGGTTTATATCTCCCTTGCGTCTGTTGAGTGGGGGAGATCTATTTTAGTCTTTGTCTAACTCACGACCGAGACGTTGATTCTTCTCAAACAGTTTGTCCTACTAATATCATTTACTTTAACTCTTTTTCCAACAAAGTACAAAACAACCTTGCCGCTCTGTATAGAATTTGTGCTAGTGATCGCACCGTTAAAGGTTTGTCGGCAGTCACAATTGGGTCAAGGCTTCTCTCTGCTTTGCCAATTCCTTTGGATACTTTGTCGTCCACAATCACACCATAACGTGTAGTGCATTTAGCCATTCGAGTAGCTCTGTGTTTTCTGCCTTTAGTTCTGCATTCTCTGCGCCCGTTTCCAGGCTAACTACTTTTATGGTTTTTGGATAACTTTTCACATAAGGCTTCCTCAACTTCTCTTTCATTGCTTCGACTTCTTCGTTTTTGCTTGCTATGGCCTGGTCAAGGCTATCTATTTCATTCCTCATTTCAATAATCAAGCTACTTGCGGATGCTTCTCTGGCTACATAAACGCTCTCGTCAAATTTGTTTTTCAGTTTTGCCTTGAGCTTATTGCAAGAAAGTCGCCGTTCAAGGTTTGTTGCGGTCAGCTCTTTGTTTATTTTACGCTCATGACGTAGAGCTGCTTTTAGTGTTTTCTTATCCATAACAACCTCCGTCGTTATTACTCAGTTTTACTCACGTTATAATTAGGCAACCGGCCAAGTATCTCACTGTGCATTGCGTCAATTCTCGTATGGTGTTTCTCGTACAGTTCACGCAAGTCTATGCGGTATCTCTCGCGTAACGCGTCAAACACAACGCTGTTCTGTCTGTCTAGTGTAACAAGTTTTTTTTCACATTTTAACTCTAACTCGTCTTTTGACATAGTTATTCTGTGGTCTATGTCTTCCTTTAGCTTTACGTTATCAGCTAAGGCAGTGGCAAGGTATTTAATCTGCAATTCAATCCTTGCGTCTTTCTTAGCCAGTTCTTGTTCAAACCACTCCAACAATCTTTTATTCTTCATAACAATCTCCATCATCATGACTCATAAAAAACGACACGACGCAGATGAGTGGTCTGTTTTCGGCACCGGAGCCTTGTCGAGCGCCGGAGCCTAGTCGTGTCTGGGGGATTTAATATTTTTCAGCCATACCACGTTTTTTGATCTTCTTTCCGTCGTACTCTGCTGCCATGGCCTCTGATTCTTGCTCTTGTTCGTCCATTCCTGTGTCGATATCTTCGGGTAGCTCAGTCTCGCTGGAATCCATCTCACTAGCAATAGCCTCGATTACCTGAATTGCCTCCATAACATCTTTCACCTCGATCGGGTCTATACCGTCCGTTGAAATTGTTCCTGCATCCGTGTCATATTCAATAATCGCCATCAGTTCTCCTTAAATAAGAATTCTTTAACTGTAAAAATACCGCTTTATCAACGATATGTCAACCATCATAGCATTCCCTTTATTCGATTTCTTATGAGTTTTTTGTCTTCAACTTTTCCTCCCTTTAATTTGTTTGGTCACAGACGCAACAAGTTCCTCTGTTTGCTGGCCCGTGCCGATGTTTACAATTACAGCATGGGAAACATAAATCATCCAATATCTCTTCTTCAAATTTATCTCGAACAACTTCGTAATCTTTTAATGGCATACTAACCCCCCGCTCTTGTTTCCATGACATCGGTTATCTCGTCGCACAAAGTTTCAGCAATTTGCCTGGTTTCAGACATGACAGGATCGTTCTCGCGTGGCACTGTCACCTGGACGAATTTGTCACCAACGACCAGGTAATAATTTTCGTTATTAATGACGACCGTTCTTTTTGTGCATTTGTCTACGTTTGTTTCTTTCACACCTCCACTCCTTTGATAATAGCACCCAGCCGCCGGTCAAGGTCTTTAGTCAATTGTTGGTGGTCTTTTTTACTAAGCACAGGAATCGGCACGAACAAGACACCTATCTGTTTCAGCTGATCGACGACTTCCAGTGCTTTCCTCATTTCCACAGGTGACGCTCTTTTCAATTTTATACCTCGCTTATGTCAGACACACCTTGTGCCAACCTTAATCTTTCACAAAGTTCGATTTTGCGTTGCTCTGATCCCGTTAACCGAAAAAAAATGGTGTATGTTTTGTCTTCTGAAATTGGTGGTGGTTCTTGAAAAGATGGTGTTTCTGGTGGTAATTGGCCTGTTGTAGGTTGTCTTTCCCACGACGACATAACCACGACTGCCGCTTTAGTTTTTGGTTTTGGGTCATTCTCAACTTTGGTAAGCCGGTCTGATTCTTCCTTGTCTGCTTTTTCTTTGGCGATACGATCATCTTCAATTTTCTTTGCTGCTCTCCGTTCAGCCTCTTCCTTGAGGATCAGCTCTTGCTCAAGCTCTCTAGCTATGATGGTCAGCTTGAGCGTTTTGGTGTCTTCAATGAGCAGGACGTTTTTATCGTGGTATTTTAATGTAGGTACACGCACAAGAGATTCAGCAATTAGATTGGCATTGTTGTCGTACATGTACTCAAACCATGCAAGTCGCTCTATCAAGTCGATAACAGCAAGATTCACAGATTCTTCCATGATGTGATATTTCTTTTTGTTCTTTATGGCGTTATCGATAACTGAAGTGTCGAAGCTCCACACTCTTTCCACTGATGTTAGTGACAGAACCCTCTCAACATGTGACTTGCCGTTGCCGGTAATCTCTTTCTTCTTAGCAATATCCCTTGTCTTGACAGATGTGTTAAGGTTTAGCCGCTTCGTTGAAAGTTCAGCAACATAACCGTCAACTAGCTCTTTTGTCTCGGCCACCTCTTTCTGACCGTTAATCATATCGTCAACGGCTGTCTTCAGACGATTCTCAAGCGTTTTACTATCCTTGATATCCTTTTTAGCTCTGTCAAAGTCATCATCTGTTAACAGATCGTTGTCCATCCATACAAGAGATGCAGCAATATTGATTTTAAACTCATCTGTCAAACCAGTTACGACAACATTTCCCTCGGCACGTATTGCAACTGCACTATCCCCGAGTAGCTCAATAGGTGATAATATTTCCGGTGTCATTTCGCTCATAATCCCTTATCCCCTTGTTCCTGTAAATAAGTTTGCGTTTCTCTCCTGGCTATTGTGAGCCGGTCTTGTGACGTTTTGCTAAAACCAAGTGTCGCTGGCAGTATATATTGCTCGTCGTACGCCAACCACTCGTCAAGAGTCTTTTTGGTGAATGAATCAATAACATCAATCCATTGTTCTAGGGCTGCTATTTCTTTAGGAGACACGCCGCTTTTTGTCTCTTGCTTCGTTGGTGGTATTTCTTCTCTCTCTTCTTCTTCGGTCGAACCGTCAATATTAGTAAGATCCGCCTTACTCCAAAGGTCAATAGCTGCACCAAACCTCATGGCTGCATTCCTTAAAAAATCACCTATTCTCTCCTTTGTTGCATCTGGGCCACGTTTCTTGCCCGCGTCACCGTACCCGCGCCTTGTCATTCCGCACACGGTCAAATAACCCCACATTCCGCCGTCAGAGTCAAGCTTAGGGCTACCAATATCATCAACAGCAAAAGGTTCCCAGTTCCACTGAGGGTCAGCCTCAAGTAATCGACTTGTCAGTGCTGCATGACCAACGTAATCAAGGTGGACAACATCCTTGTGGTGCCACCCTCCGCAGACCTTGCACCTGATACCGTTGGAAAAATTTTGTGCAAGCGATTCAGTTTGTTTCTTGGTTGGCTTTGGTAACTTTGAGATGTGCTTTTTGTTGAATGGTTCGCGCAGTTTCTTCAACCCTGCAAGTTGCCCATCTGTTAACGTTTTACTTTCAAGTTCCATCATATCCCCCGTAAATTATCAAACATCCTCAACATCAGTAACCGGCTTCCGTTCTGGGTAAATTGAAAATTCCATTTTTTGAAGTGACTCTTCCCATGTTTCGCCGTGGTGATGACCTTCCCCGTCAATATATACAGTACACTCAAAACTAACCTCACCAACATGGTTATCTGTTACTGAATACGTCAAGTTCCTGTACTTCCCACCAGCCAACTCTTCAAGTTTAGCCCTCGCTTCAAACATCTTCATTTGTCTTCCCCCTCAATTTTGGTTTTTAAATCCTCTAAACCACGCTGTATCATTTGACTTCTTGACCACTTCTGAGCATCCAGCCAGCCCCACCATAAAGGTGGTAATGTTATTGTATCTTTCTTTCGTGGATCTGGTTTACGGTAACCTTTCTTTCTTCCTACTTTCACCCATCAATCCCCCCTTGTTGAAGTTAGTTTAGCTTATCCCCTCGGCATACACAGCCACATTGTCAAAACAATTAGCGCAAAGGTAGCCAACAACTTTAACTCTCGACCCGTCGTCACCGTCAATAAAACGTTCCTGTAGTTTGTACTTTTCTATCTTCTCGATACACCCACAAACACAACTCATTTTTACTCTTTCAGATTCTTTTTTGATAATTTTCATTAGGTCCACCTTTTTGTTAAGTTCAGGCTAACCTCACCCTTAATTAAAGTATATTCTTTCCGTAGTTATATTGCAAGCAAATAAACTGTTTTATTCTAAATAAAGCGGCTCACCTTCTAGCATATCGTAAACCTTCTGAGGCAAGTCTAATTCGTAATGCTCAATCAACATGTGACATTCCGCGCAAAGCCCGACAAGGTTGTTCGGTGAATCATTTCCTTGTTGGCTGCGCTTGACTACGTGGTGGATTTCGTCTATTGATGCTGATTCACAGCTTCGGCAAGTTTCGTCACGGTCTATGACGTATTTGCAGACCTTGATGTATTTTGGGCGGGATAGTTTGATTCTTGGTGATTTGGGGAACATCATTTGATTGCTCCATGCTCAAGTAATAACTGTCTGCTTATCACTTCACTTTGACCGTGTAATTCTGCAAACAACTCGACCTTTGTTTTTAGGTTTTTATAAATCTCTTTGTAGAAAACATTGTTTGCCATATCGTCACGCAAAGATTTACTGATAACCTGTTCTGCTGAACCAACAGTCATAAGTTGCTCTGGTGTCAAGATGTCTCGAAGGTTTTTAAACCTACCCTCACAAATAAACAAAAGGCCATTCATCATTTTAGTGATGTTGGCATAGTACATATCGCAACCGGCAACTGATCCACCTTGTTCCTTTGCGTAAGCTATGAATTGTTGTATTTCTCCGGTTTCTAGTTTCCTGAGTGTTTTTGCGGTAAGTCTTGCTTGGTCGTAAACAAGATCGCCTCTTTGTCCAAGTGCCGACTCAAGGAGTTTTCTGCATTTCGAGAACTCTTTTACAAGGTTTAACTTGAATCTTACGATTTGGTCATTGTTCCTAAGCAATGAGCCGAGAAACAAAAACTGGTCTTGTGTTAATAAAAACTCTTCAAACGACTTGGTTTTGCCTTTTGTAATAGCACCTTTCAAAGGTGCTATCTCTTCAAACTCAACCTGATACTTTGTGACCATCCTTTTGATCTGGTCATGCTTGCGGTTAAATCCGTCTGCAATTATTTTAGTTCCAGCCCTTCCCTCTGTTCCGTGAATTGTAACAAGTGATTTCTTTACCATCTAATCTCCTTTGCGGTTTAACTTCTAATAACCAAACTATAAGGATTACCTATAGCAAAGGCAAGTTTAATGGCTATTCTAAATCGCCATTAAACTTAGGGGGTGTTGAAGCCCCTCTTGTTTTGGCATAGTTATCATATAGACCAAGCAAAAAGAACATAAAGATTAACCCCTTATTGCTTATAGAAAACCACCTGAACAACCAAGTGGAGAAACGCAGATGTTATCAGGTACCGTTTTATTAGCCAAAAAGTGAAAAGCTAATCCAGTCGGTGAACACTGGTTTCCTCTCGGAGTTCTTATATGCTAATCCCTGTTTTGTATCTGGGTGATCAAGCGCCGTCTAAGCGCCTCTGCGTTTATTGTTATTCTTCGGATTCGATCTTGTTTCGGTTTGCACCAGGCTAGCCAACCCAGACAAAAAAAGCCCAGAATCCAATACTCTCAAATCCGTTGCGGGGAAAGAGGAGAATATTAAACCTGAGCTTTTGTAATCTGTGATCATTCCCGCAACGGAAGATAGTTTGATTCTGCCACCAACATTAACGCAATTTGTTACTTTTGGCAATGGGTTTATACTCTTCAATACCGGAGCACTTTTCAAACATTACCGTTCTTTGGCGGTCGTCACGATCTATTATTACCTGGTATTTTCTGCACCAGTCAGGCTTTCCGTTTCGGGGTATAAATAAGTGACGACATGTTAACGACGACGAATTACACCTTTTCATTATCTTACCTTTTGGTAAGTGCTGTTGGTTGCTCATGGTTTTCAAATCGTCCCAAAAGTGTCCTAAATGCTTTTGCGGCCGTTGCTGGAACAACACCGTTACCGCATAATCTGAGTCGGTCTGTTCTGTTGGCAGATCCGGCGCCTTCTTCCACCTGTGTCCAACCTCCCTCGAATACTTCTCTGTTGATATCACTAACACAACTCCCGCAAACAACTTCTTCATGAATAATTGCCTTACCGCATGCCTTGCATTTCATTTCTTCTTAACCCCCATAGCTAAGTAATAATTATCGTCAAATTTAGGAACGATTATGCCCTGCTTTGCGTAACACATATCAACTTCGTTTAGGTACTGTGTCATTTGCTTAACTGACATTCCCCTGGTTACAGGAAAGTCTATTCCGCCGACCATGATCTCAAGTTTTGTTTCGTACGGCAATGGTCTGATTACTCGATAATAAACTTCCTTGTACTCAGGGTCTTCATTTCTGATGGGTATACCGATGGTAAGTTTACAGAATGCCCGTATTTCTTCCTTAGTCTCGTCACCCTTCTGCTCTGCGATGTCTCTATACCAACAGTGCGATAGGTTGCTTTGTGCGTCCTTGCGTACATCCTTGACGTTTCTGAGCACCATGTTAAATTTCCCGCCAAGGATAGATGATGCATTGAAGGTTAATTCCAGTGCAGATGTCGCTAGTTTTAAATCTGCCTCTGTCTGCACAATAAAGGATATCGATTTCATTCGTCAAAGTCCCTGTCGTCATAATCAGGAAATTGCTCGTTCAGCTGTCTCTCATATTCCATGTCATCATGCTCTGCTTCCTTCTCTGGCAATTCGTATTTTGGGTCAGTCATTGCGTCGTAATGTTTCTGTGCTTTGCCGAGTGTTTTTCTGTTTTTCATTTAGTTGCCTCCATATTATTTGTATTTTTTAACAGCGTAGCATCCGTCTTTACCACTATCCTCTTTGCACCACCGCTGTATTGTTGTATGGCTAACACCGAGGTCAAACGCTGCTTCTGTACATGAATTATATCTTTTCCCAAAAAGGTACCACCGCTTACAATTTCTTTTGTTTTGGTTATTTACTTTGTGTGTAACAAATCTGCAGTTATCAGGGGTATACCCTTTAGTGTTATCTCTTCTGTCAATTTGAAGTCCACTTTTGTAACCGTTTTTTTTACCCCATGTGATGAAATCTTGCAGAGAGTTTTCCCATTCTTTGCAAACCTTGATTCCGACTTCCCCGTAGTCCTTGTATTTAAGGATTTTCTTGTTGTTGCACCTTTCCAGCATGTTCCGCCAAACTTCGTATAATTTGTTTTTGTACTTGCCGTGGCTTGTCACTGTTTCTGTTCTTAAACACCCACAAGACTTAGATGATCCATTTCTTAAAGAAGCACCAAGGACAGTCACATGTTTACCACAAGAACAAAAACAGTTCCACCGTGCTGCACCAAGTAAAGATCTGTTTGGATTTATAGAAATTACAGTTAACCTGTTATAAGTTTTACCTGTTTCGTCTTTAAGATTACTTCCTCTCATTTTTTCACCAAAAAAAACGCCTAAAATTTTTCGGGTGAGAATTCCTTTGAAGGACCGAAAAATAATAAACGCTTTTAGTAATTGTCAATATAGGCTTCTCACGGCCTGTTTAGTTGGTAATGCACTAAGGTAATTTTACCATTTATGTACTATTTTTACAACTCTATTTATCGCCTCCCACCGTAATCGAACGAATCATCTATCGGGATTACCTGACAAACATTTTCACATGACGGGCAAATATATTCTACCATCTTGGACACCTACGGCGTACTCCAGTTAGCTTTTTGTGTTGCTGCTGAAGGAGATCTACAACTGATTGCGCGGCGTCTATGCTCTTTTTTAAGTGCTCAAACGATTCGTTCGACTCTTGTTCCATTAAATCTCGGCATGATCCTTCCGCTTCGTGATCCTCAATTAATTGCTGGGCGTTAATTGGGCTTATTTCAAACCTAACCGGCTCAGTTGGACAAAGTTGGTGCTCTGTTTTAATTCCGTCAATAATGTTGTCTACTGTCATATGTTCCAGCATATCAACCCCCTGTTTTCTTTTTGAACGCCTCAAATAAAGACAGTCTCATTTGCGAGTAATCCTTGTCTTGCCAGATGTCTACGGTGCCGCCGATAACCTCAGATGCTTTTTTTGCAGCCTTGTAACTGAAGTTTCTCTTGCCACCGATAGTGGCCTCAAGCATCTGTCTACTTTTGCCTAGTGTTTTAGCTATTTCTTCGTTATTCATGCTTAAAACAATATATTTATTTAGTTCGGTTGTCAACATAAAAAATACTGGTTGTAGCATTTAAATGCAATTGACGTCCATTTATGTTTATTCTAATTGCAATTCCAAGTCGTCACATATCTTTTGAAGGTCCAACCTTGCTCTGTATGTAGTAAATTCACCCTCCCATTTCCCGACAACTTTTAAATACTTTGTGCCTGATAATATTTTGAATTTCTCATTTCTGGCTTTTTCTATAACTCCCAACTCTTCTTGTGAGAAGTCAACCATGCCTAAACCTTCGTTTTCAATCCACGGCCATGCATCGCAGCAGTAGTCTTTCTTAGCCACAGGTTTGCTAACTTTTGAAAAATCCCACATATGCCACCTCTCAATTAGATTATTGATTCGGTTTCTTCTCTTCATGGTTTTCAGTTAATATCAACTTTTACGCCTAACAGTTATGCTGCCATTTTTATCATCATCGCAGCACGTATTTGCCAGCCAATAAACTCGGTGTACGCCGGCGGAATAGCTTGTGCCAGTTCCTTCTGTCCGAGCCAGGGGATACCCATTGCCTTCTGGGCGAAAGGAACGCCGGAGAAGTGCCCGACAACCTGTATAAACTCTCCCTCTTTTGGTACTCTTCCCATCTTCGCTTGAGGGTGAACGTGCTCTGGGTGATTCGGTGCATACAAAGTACAATTGCTTTCAAACAATCTGTGCCTGTAGGTCTTTAACCCAAACATTGAACCGCACAGAATTATTGGATCGACAAGCGGTGAGTTTGGCACATTCTCAATCACATAGGGCAATCCGGTTTTTTGCAAGAAAGCCCTTGTCTCTTCAATGTAACAATCGTATACCTTCCCTTCCTCTCTCCACTGTTTTGAGGCTGACGTATGCGCTTGGCATGGTGGGCTGGCGTGTATTGCGTCAAATTCTTGCCAATGTTGTTTTGCATATCCAACCGCATCCCCTTGGTGGAACTCAAACGGGTATTTGGGTTGTGTTTTAATGTCAATTCCAACCACCTCAAAGCCCGCATTGTGATACCCCATTGCGGCACCACCTCCGCAACAATACAGGTCTAGTATTTTCGGTTTATCTTTTGTCAAGAGCTACTCCTTTTTTAAAAAACCTCGCGACTGATATTACTTTCCAATCAACCAACTCATTGAGTCCCATAAACCAACATTCCAGCGTCACGGCCGTGCTCATTGGTCCGTCCCTGCCACCTCGTCCTTAATGCAAACTGATCTTTATTTAGCTTCGTGATCCGCCGATTCGGTGCCAGTTTCGAGTACCTAATCTGATGGTATTTGCAAAACTCTTCCCATATTGCGGAATCACGCTTGACTGACCCTGCCCCCTGCGCTTTGCTGTTCGCGTTCTTTTGGGCTTTAGCTGATGCATACTTCCCGCCCCTCCCTGCCTTTCTCGCGTCCTCGATCCATATTTCAATCTCCACGTTTTTCTGCGCCTTAAACTCAAGGATTGTTTGCTGTGCTCCAATTATTCCATCACTTTCGCACATTACGAGTATTCGCTTTGATGGAATCCATGCAGCTATGCCTGTGTGTGTTCCTGGATCGACACCTATTCTGATTAATTTCATACCGGCACACTCCCGAATTCTTCAGTGCGAATAAACGATCGAGTTCCCTTGTAGTGTTTAGCATTGTACTTTGAAAGGAGTACACTGGCCCCTAGCCCGCTTATTGTTTTGGCGTTACCTTGGCTACCCCTTCGGTCGTGTTTCGCGCTTAGGCGGCACTCTGTGCCCTCATACTCGGCAGGTAACGGTGGATACAGCTTATCCTCAAGCGCGGTGTTTGGGGCTAGTATCTTTCCTGACCGCGTAATTAGTCCGCCGTTAACGCTAAATCTTGCTCCAATTTTCCCGCCGTGGATGTGTTCTTTTTTCTTAGCACCATGCTTCCCTTTGGCCGCCACGCTCAGCGACTTCGGTATTCTACCATGATAAAAAATCAGTTCCGAGAAAGGACCGTAGGCAGATATCCGCTTTTTTATTGTTTCCCACAGAATACCGACATGTCTCGCAAGCTGGTTTGGTCGATACATTTCAGGACCATCGCTTAACGTGTATTCGTGCGTGCCTGTGCCTTTTACTGATACGACTTCAGATACCAGCACTATGATCGTTTCTGTTTGTTGCATTAGTTTACGTCTCCTTGTGTTCCCATTCGTCTTCTATCAAAAAAGGACTCCTAGTTAAAACCTGGCCTGCCGTGTTTACTCGATCGGGTAGAACACGGCAGGCAACAACTCTAGCTTTCTTTCTACCTGATAGTTTGCCATTTTGCACCCATCCAGACCGCCCTTGCTCGTAAATTTCCAAAACAGACATTTCCGCACCCTTATGGATTATCCTGTCGCCTTTTTTACATGTGTGGCTACCCTTTGTTTTAGTCATTGAGTTACACACTCACCAATGGCCTCAAGTTTCGTGTAGTCGTCCTTGAACTCCATTTTGTGCGTGTGCAATTTACCGTGCCGATTCTTTTTTACTTCATACTTCATGGCATATTTGTTGTTTGCGCCTCGCTGTAACATTATACCGACGTCAGATACAGCTGCCCACTCGCCAGCACCTTTTAGCTCAAACTGTTCGGTGTTGCCCCTGCCTACATCGTTAGACACTTGGCTGAGACAGACGATTGTTGCCCTTACATCTTTGGCTAATTTCTGGATACCTTTAGCAAGCTGTGATCCCTCTTGGTAGCCGCTTACCGCAGATTTGACACTACAGTTTTGCACATAATCAATAAAGCCAACATCAACACCACCCTGCATTTCTTTCCTTCTAAATACATTTTCAATTTCCGACAAATCATAAATGTCATCATGTATCGTGAAATTCTTAGATGCGATAAGACCCTTGTACACTTCCACAACCTCCTCTTCGCCCTGCCAATAGTTCTTTGTCAGTATGCGCTGAGAGTGTACCCCTGTGAAGTTTGCAAGTAACCGAGCTATCAGCTGTTCTTCTGTCATCTCTGCCGATATAACTATCACAGATGGATTATCGTTGTTGCGTATCAAGTTGCACATCTTTTGAATCATCACCGCTGTTTTGCCTACACTCGTATATGCTCCCATCGTCCAGATATGCCCTGGAACATATTTAATGTAGATATCGTCTAGGAATGGAAATCCTGTAGAGATCCCATTAACAAGCACCTTATCAAACCGCTTCATAACCGCCTTGATACTGGCGTCCTTCTTCACAATATCGTTTTCCTTGTTATACAACGCCATCATGTTTTCTAACTTTTCAGAGCTAGGCGCCGGTTGCTTGTATATCTCCTCAAGTCCAGTATCTATCCGCCTGGACTTAGCACAACTTGCCACCTTCCTTGCATAATCTTCAATCCCTACCCCAGTAGCCATATCAACCACTTCTGAGAGGAAAGAGGATAGTTCGTTATCTTCAGCGAACACCGTGACAGCATCGACTTTCTTTTTCTGCTGCCATAACTTCTTGGCTATTTCAAAAACCCGCTTAGCCTGGTCGTCGGCAAAGTCCTCTGTTTTAACTATTCCACAAACAGAGATAAACTTTGCTGGGTACATTACCAGTGAACCAATTAGTGCTTTTTCTGTTATCATCCGTCCCATGCCTCCGGTTGTTGCTTCCCTGACGATTGCAAGTAAGATTCAAATTTCGCTCCAAACAATGTTGCTGGCCTCAAGTACTGTTCCATTTTGGGGTCAGACTGCCACTCATTGCTTTTTGCTAATATAACCGCTTTGAAGTCGTCAAAAGTAAAACCCTCGTTAATCCTTGCTTTGATGTGCGACTTTGTGCCGTTGGTTGTATGTTTGTAGTTTTTGCCTGTTGTCTCATTGAAGAAAGAAACAATTTTTTCATAGGGAATACGTTGTCGATGTGGTTTCTCGACAATAGGTTTCTCTTCTTTCTCTTCTTTCTCTATGGTGGCGGTAGGTTGTAGTGTTGTTGTAGCTTTCGTGTAGCTTTCGCTGTAGCACTCGTAGTTTTTAATGTTCTGATATTTGCTATAATTAAGCACAGTTACGATCACACCCCTTGTAGTTTTCGTTGTAGTTATCATAGCGGCTTTCACAAGAGCTTTCATAGCAATTTCGCAATGATGTTTTTTATATGTTACTTTTCTATACCCGACAAACCACGAAAGCTCCTCTATTATATCTTTGTATGTTACCAATAACTGACCTATTTTTATTTTTTTCCCATCGGCATAAAATGCTTTTCTAAGGAAAAGATCCCATATTTCCCTAACGTGTGGTGGCGCTTTTGCTATCCAGCTCTCTTGCACACACTTTGCCTTTAAATAGAACCCACCTTTAATTCTTGGCATGTTCTGTCCTGTGGCAATGTTTGCATAAAGTTATGCCATTGTTAATGGAGAACCTTAGCCTTTTGTATGTAGAATATGGTTTTATGTGGTGAGCGTTTAACTCCCCCCCAACAACCCCGCATGTTTGACAAGTATATTTGTCTCTTTCAAAAACACTTGTCCGCCAACCCTTATACTCTGCGCAATTTCGCCTGTCTGTTTTGGGTTTTGCCGTTTGTTTTAGCATGAACTCAACCTTGCCGTTAGCAACCGTAGCACAACATCCAGGAGGCAGCCAATAAGACAACTTCATCAATTCATCATGGTCTATAATATCCTCCAAGAAAGCACACTCTGGACAATATGCCTCTTTTGCGTCCATATACATTGGAGCACTTTCTGGGAGGTCTTCTGCACATCTTGCACAGATGTAGGTATAAAAGTTTTGGTGCGTGTCACCGTTTTTTATTGTTCTAACAAAACACTCCATGTCACAACCTCCCTAAACTAAACACGTCAATCAACGCTGCGTCTGCCTATAACCGTAAGTGCTTTTATGTGTCGCTTTACTGCTGGATAGCTCAAGCCCAAAGCCCTGCAACAGTTAATAATATTACTCCCAGGATTTTCCTTGTAGTAATTCTCAACCTTGTCGCGGTTTATTTTACCAATTTTAGCCCTACTTTTTCCCCTTCCATCTGCAACATTTATCATGCCAGCCTCTTTGTTAAGTTTACGTTATAATATACTGTACAGGTTTTGCCCGAACGTGTCAAGGCAAAACCAGCAAATGTTTAATTAACCTTCATCAAGCAAATAATCAGCACAATCCCCACATCAACACCTTATTCGTCAATTTCATAGTCACGTGGTCAGCACGTTAAATCAAAGCCTCCCAATTTTAGGGTAAAGGTCTTTTATCAATTTCATGTCACCCTTGTAAGCAACTATTATTTTCTGCTCACGTTTGGGAAACTTACGGAAATCAAGTGTCCTTTTCGCATGTGCAAGCCGTGTAAATTCACACTCAAGGTAAACAATCTTATTATAAAGGTGTAGCCCTTGCTCTTTAAAGAAAAGCTCATGTTCAGACTCACAACCGTAATAAGCACCGTTCTTGTCTCTCGAGTCACCTGTCATTACGACAAAGAAACAATTATCATTCAGCGCCTCAATTGCTTTTTTATATCCAGCGAAAAGTGTATCTCTAAACTCGTCATATGTCGGTATGTTGTTTAGTTCACCTTCTGGAATAATACCTTCGTAATCAATATACTTTTCAACTTTGTAATAAGGTGGACAAGAGAAAACCAGATCAAACTTTCCACCAGGTTTATATGTTGAACTATCGCTCTTTATCCACTTTGCGCTTGATAAGTCCTGACATATTGCGTTGTTCGCATCACATTGGTTTTGTCGTATTTCACTGGCTATATACTCAAACCCATAACTTCCAGTAACAAACCCAAACTGGACACCACCGCCAAAGGGGTTGTAAACTCTCTTCCCTGTTGTTGGCATAAAGAACCGTAGGATTACTTCACAGGCTAACGGATCAAGCACCGAGGCGTTACCATTAAATGACTTACCTTTCTTGTGAACCACCTTACCTTCTTCTATTACGTTAGAAGAAAGAACCACATTCGAGTAACCATTCGACCCTTGCCAACAACCATCTCTAGAAGCAAATTTAGGGTTAGGTATATTGTGCTTTTCGCCAGCCTCTTCAATTTTTCCATTCCACTCTTTTTTCATCTTAAGCCAGTCAGAGCGCGTCGTTGTCCACGCATTGGTCATTGTTGCATGTGCAAGCCTTTTCATTCTTACCTGGTCAAGTGTCCCGTAAACCATGTATGCAAAGCCACTTAGTAAAAGGTAAGTTTGAAAACCTATTTTCTCGAAAACTTTGGGGTTTTCAAGGTCGTGCTTAAGACTTACGGTCATAACCATTGGATAACCAAAAGTGTTTTGTTTTATTATTTCATTAACCATTCCGCTATAAATTTCTTTATCTTTACGGTCAAGCTCCATTGCCGACTGTAGTAAACAAAACTCACCGGCCTCATGGTTTACTTGATATGTCATAAACCCACTAAATACGTTGTTTATATTCAATATGATAGCTGAATGTATCTGCATATTTTTTCTTGCTGCCCTGTATGCAACCTTATCCCTTATAGCCAGGTCTGCAACTGGTTCTTCATACCCTGAACCAATAACACTGTCTAATTGGATATATTCAACCTCTTGTTTAAACATTTGTTTTTGCACTGGTTTGTTAACTAATTTTTGTTGCATTTGGCTCTCCTAGTTTTAAAGTACACCACATTGGTCCGGACAATCCATACATTTACCTAAGTAAGCATTTTTACTATTCATGCTTATTGAATTCAAACTGTTCATATCTTTTATTCTTTCTATTATTATATCACCATTTTTTACTCTGTAATCAGACTTTGTGATTCTTAATGGATTATCAATAATCGGATTGTTTTTTAAAAGTTTATTCTGTATTTTGTTTAATTTTTTCCCGTTTTCTGTTTGTCCAAATTTACAAGAAACTATTCTTAAAACTGATATTATTCCAAAATCTTTTATTCTATTAAATTGGTTTAACCTGTGTGTTATTTCTTCATTTGTGTCTAGTGGAGAAATAGAGGTGTTAATAACAACACCACAAGACAAAAGTCTATTTAGCAATATATCGGATAATTTTATCCAATGTTTTGTTATAATTACCGGTGTTTTGAATTTGTACAACCACTCACAGACCGTTGCTGTTAATTCCCAATCATGGCAAGGGTCGCCCATTGTCCCTATTCTGAACCACTTAAGGGTATGATTTTCAACAATGGTTTTTATGTTTCTTTTTCCGTAAATCACTGGCTTGTTAAATAGATTTAATTGTTTGCTTGGTTTGTGTAACTTTCTGCTGATGCTGGTACTAAAATCATAACCGTAAAACTTTGCTGTTTTTGCTGCGTAACAAAGGCCTTAACATCCACCTTTAGGATAGTTTGCCATACCCAATTTACACCCCTTTACCGTATCAATGTCAAGAACGCCCTTTCTGTTTATTGATGCAGATAAATATGGCAAGTATTCTTTCATATACCTGCAGCTGGCTCAATATTTACAGTTTGATCATCTTCATTATCCAGCAGGTCCACTGACATTTGTTCCTCAGTGTTCATGTCAGTTTAATATTGAGCGGCCATAGCCAGGAATGTCAAATAAGCCCCACATACGAACATAGGGAACATGATTATCGTTACAATGATGTTTGCCATTACATCCACCCCACAGCGTGTAAAATATAGAGAGGAACTGATACTAGGATGATGACAACGACAAGTATTCCAAGGCCCATACAAAATGAACAGAAATTGTCTACTGCAGCTTGCTTTCGTTTTATTTGTGATTTTTCCACTTTATCCCCCCTTCATTATTGATTATAAACCCAAGCCAAGAACTTGAGTTTATAATTGTACCTAACTGAAATTTGAACTCTAGTTCAACTGAATCACCCCATCTAGTGAGGTCTTGTTTTTACATTGTCTACCTCCATTTTATTTGTTTGCGAACTTCCTTGGTTATCACTCACGCGTGAATTGCATGTTTCATGCCCTACCTTCAGCCGCACAAATCATCATCAAAGAATCCTTCCATCTCACCCACCAATTAAGCCCATCCTTGCCGTCCATTTCTAATATTTTACGGTCATCAAAACCGAACCACTCAGATATCGAGTGAAACTCGCAGCCGATTTTCATGTGATTGTCAAAAATCAGGATGTAATATTTGATTGCGTCTACCTGTATAGGCTGTTTTTCTATTTTTATTTCATCACTGAGACTGGCACCTCTGAGATTGGCACCTCTGAGATCGACATCAATGAGATTGGCACCTCTGAGACTGGCACCACTGAGACTGGCACCACTGAGATTGGCACCACTGAGATCGACATCAATGAGATTGGCACCACTGAGATCGACATCACTGAGATTGGCTCTTCTGAGATCGACATCAATGAGATTGGCATCACTGAGATCGACATCAATGAGATTGGCACCTCTGAGACTGGCACCACTGAGACTGGCACCTCTGAGATTGGCACCTCTGAGATCGACATCAATGAGATTGGCACCACTGAGATCGACATCACTGAGATTGGCTCTTCTGAGACTGGCACCACTGAGACTGGCACCTCTGAGATTGGCACCTCTGAGATCGACATCAATGAGATTGGCACCACTGAGATCGACATCACTGAGATTGGCTCTTCTGAGATCGACATCAATGAGATTGGCATCACTGAGACTGGCACCACTGAGACTGGCACCACTGAGATTGGCATCACTGAGACTGGCACCTCTGAGATAGACATCAATGAGATTGGCATCACTGAGATCGGCTCTTCTGAGATTGACAGCATCTTTAACAGCGTTTTCAACACACCCCGCCAGGCTTGTCGCCTCGCTTGAGTAGATTACTTTTCCGAATACGTTTTTGATTTTCACTTTGCCCTCCCCGTAAATTTACCCCACGCTTCACGCCTGTCGTTTGCGCTTGCCTCTGGGTTTATCCAGAGATCCGTCTCTGTATTTAAAACCTGCGCTGCAATCTTCGCCTTCTTGTATCCCAGGTTCCTCTCGCCTTTCAAGACAAAATACCACTGAGAAGGATCTCTTCTAAATGGTTTATGCTGTGGCCGCATCCATCAGCACATGGACAATTGACTCCTTCCACTTGAGTTGCTGTACCATTGCTCCGGTGGATTTGTGCTTTTTGCCAGTGTCGAGCAGGACAGCAAACTTTCTACCTGAATCTGTCGGGGCCCACACTTTGCCCTGCTTTACTTGCAGCCCTTTTTCTTCGAGTAAACTATTGAGAGCAATTGCAGATTTGAAACCGGCTATTTGCGCGATTTCGGTAGGCGTTAAGATTCGTTCTTGGTTTTCAGTGAGGAGGTTGGTTGCGCCAAGAAGCTCAAGACAATCTGAACCCGTCATCGTTTTGGTGAGAGCATTTGCCGACAAGACAGCCTGATTACCTTTCAGCCCCGCTGCTTTTGCCATGCGGACTGCTGCCCTGAATTCTCTATCTACAGGGATTAGGGTTACGGGCCTGCCATGTGGAACCTGATATGTTCCGGTTTTGCGGATAGTAGGAAGAACTTCTTCAAATATCCACTTTTCGAATTCTTGAGCCGTTGGAAGTTTTGAACTCGCAATTAGACGATAAAGGTCAGGTTCGTGGATTACCCTCACTTCTTGTATCCTTCCGAGGTTGTCAGAGATGGGGTAGCGTTTCGCGACCCCATTACAGTGCTTTGAAATTGCGTCAGATGTGTTTTTGTAGCCGAGGATAGTGGCGACATCTTTAGCAACCCAAAGCGTCATGCCGTTTTCTGTGATGGTTCGGACTTCTTTTCCTTCGTAACTCATCGGTAATAACTGTTTCATTTCTGCCCCTCTTGCGCTAAAAACTTTTTCAGAGCCAACTTGCGCTGTCTGCTTGTTCCGAAAACCCATATTTCTTTAGGGCTATCAGTCGCCCGTGCTATCCTCTTGGCTGTGGATGCCGTGGCATTTCTGTCACCGTTGAGCAGGTAATTGAAATGCCGCCTAGAAACGTCTGCTTTTTTAAGTATTGTCTTAATCATGCCCTGACAATACAGGGTACACCAAAGGCAGTCAAGCCTTTTTTGTTCCCCTTGTAAAATTTATACGTGACATGTCTTTAAATATTTGACATAAGAACGCAAAATTCTTACATTTAGTGCAATGTGGTAAAATTTGACAATCAATACAGGAAGTCTTCCAGGTTAAAAAGAAGAGATATAAGCCGATAATGGGGATGCTTGCAGTGGCGGCAGTCAGCATCAGGGAAACACGCTTTTGGTTAAATAGAGGGAATGGTAACTATTGGCAGGTTGCTAAATAGTGGTTTGTTGGACTTGATCAAACCCTCCGAAACCATCCACGGTACCGCTTGTGATTCGGATTAGATTTATAAAATATATACTGCTCACCATTGCAGCAATTCAAAAGGATCTCTTCATTGAGTGCACGGGTACCTGGTTGTGAAGCCATATACTTTTTTAGTGTCTCGATAGTCTTAGGTCCGAGTTGACCATCAGTAATTAGTTTCAATCTTAAGCCACCAGCTATATTGTGACCGGTCTGTAAAAATCTTACGGCTGTAGATACTCCAACATTTACAGCCGTGTCAAAAACCTCGTAGGCAATCGCTGGGGAAATATCAGCCAGTTTGTCACCCTGTATACGGTTCCAGAAATTTACTCGGTAAAAATAATTCACCAATTTAGCTGCACTTTCCATATCTCCACAGTCAAGAGCTTTCCACCCTTCCCATTCCGGCCAGTAAACGCGGGAAATCCCTGAAAAGGTCATGCCACCAGGGTCAAACTTATCATTAGTGAGCTTTCCTTTTCCCTCGTGGGCCATGGTTTTATTGAAAGCCATATCAAATATGGAGTTGTTCACCGTCACTCTCCAAAATAGTCAAACACTGTTTAAATGCATCTCTACTATTCCGAGCCTTTTCGAGACATGGATCGTTTGTTACCTCTTTAGACAGCCGGTCAATAGTTTGTTGCTGTGTCTCCATCAGCCGCTTGATTCGTTCAATTTTTTTCATCACAACAACTCCTTGAGTTTAATCGCACCATTGGGACAACCAGCCAGAACACTGTAGGCAGCTACTCTGATTTCTTCCTCCTCAAGCCTCCGGACGCTGATCCGCAACCTGCCACCATGGATGTTTCTAAAACTCGGCAACAAAACTTCGCATTTCATACAGCCCTGGCACTTATCAAAATCAACAGATAGCTCGAACATGCTGCACCTTGTACGTCAAGTTTTGTTTTTAAATAAATCATCAATGCGATCATGTGTTCGTCCTAGTTTTTTGTCTAGTTGATCGGGGATTGAGTCTATTTTTAAGTTGAGTTCTTTGATTCCGTCCTTGATTTCTCCGAGCGTTTCAATTTGACATCTGTTCTGGGTGGCTTCGACCTTCCCGAGCCTGTCTTCCATACCTTTTACCTTGCCAGCGACAACCCATGTTGCTGTCACAATGCCACCGACGAAAGATAGAAAAACTCCAGCAATTTTCAAACCAACAAGATAGAACACTTTGTTACTTTCGTCCGGTGTGATCGGCATTCTGTTTACCCTTTTGAATTATTGTGCATTTTATGTGAAAATTATAACTCAATTTTGTAACCTGTTGTCGCTGCCCTGGTAACACCTCTCAGGCCGTATACTCCTGGGGTTATCAGCACCACTTGACGGTTGGTATTATTAAGAATAACCAGCTCGTTATCACATGTGAACCCCTCAAAGCTGGTGGTGTCCTCCATGAGTTGTACGACTTCAAGTGAATCTCCTGAATCACCAAATTCTGCACCGATTGCAATTGGTGTGTCCCAATCTACAACTGTTAGTGTGTTTACACCTGAGCTTGGGGTTACATCTCCTGTAACGCCATCAAACAAAGCAGTTCTTGCCATTTTATTTCCTCATTAAAATTATACAGGGTCTTTAACGTACTCTTGGTCACTGCCAAGGCCATCAATCTGATAATGGAAATCAACTTCGGTAACGTAAATATCGCCAGTGTACGTATCTAGCGCGTTGGCACCATTCCTTGAATGGTGAACATATTATTTGAGATGATAATGTTTTATCTGTTGCATCAAGGTTTCCCATTTCCAATTTTCTGCTGAAATGTGCCGTCCCGTCTTGAACATCCAATATAACGGGTACGGATGTCTCCGTAGGAAATTCACTGTTAATATTGGCCCATGAGTGGGTAAAATCGAATTTAATATTTTCAGCACCTGCACCAGACCCGCTAACTGGTAGCACATAATGTACATGGAAATCGATATCTGAACCTTCGAGCCATGGATGAGGTAATTGCACAGCAAAAGCAATCCCCTGGTCTGTGTTGTTCTCAAACTTTATTACAACACCACCCTTGTATGCCTGGTCTTTTGCTTCCTTGCTAACTATTTTTTTTGTCCGTTCAGCCGGAACTCTTAGATCATCCCATGCAGTAGCAGTGCCGTATGATCTTAATGTTCCGTCTGTGAAGAACTTGGAATAATTGGGTGGATCTCCAAACTCCAGATCACTGACATCACGCTTGCTTCCGTCAGCTAATTGTAAATATTTCTTAGGTAATAGGGACGGACGCATTATTTCTCTCCGGTCTGGTATTTAGTGTAGCCAAGGAATCTAGCTTTGTTGATGTCCTCGCCATCCTGCATGTCTTCGTAAATTGAACTTATTTTCTTAAACTGTCTCACAGGCATACCAAGTAGCTGCATGATGCCATCAATAAAATAATCAAGTGCCTTAACCATATCTGCTTCGTCCTTGAAACCTTCCTTAAAAGCCTTACCGAGTGTACTAAAGTTAGAAACAAACGGAGTTATCTCCATTTCTCTACCGTATGGCTTCTGTGTGATATTATTCTTAATCATCTCAACAAAGTCCCTGATTAAGGGATACCCATTAAATAATCCAGTGGCAGTGTCAAGAAGAACAGATTTAAGACCTTCCTCTATTTTATCATCATCACCACTTCCTAGCAACAGAGCATTGCCAATTGCTGAAAAAAGTGCGGGTAATAACACACCAGCAACAAACAGTCTATTGATAGAGTCAGCCTTGCCATGCTTCCAGTTTCTTTTTGCCGCCTGAACAACTCTGAGATACATCATCGGAGATTGCATAAATTGCGTAGTCAATTTCTGGAAAGTATTGCCGCGCTCATATTCTGACTGCGCTGATTTGGCACTAGCTTGCTGCATTAAATCGCTAACCTGACCAAACTTTCTATCAGCGTATACCTTGGCATCCTCTATTGACTTTCCATCCTTTATTGCTTTTTTGTAATGGTAATTATAAACTGGATAACCCCCTATAACAATCGCCATTCCATCACCAAGTTTTGTCAGAAACATCGACCTGTCTTGCCATTTTATTTTGTTTCCAAGTTCTAGCTGCGACTTGTTAAGTGCCTGCCTCATGTCCCTTGAATGACCGTTTAAGTACCTGAACTTCATATAATCGGTGTTCATTATAGTTCTTGCGGCAGTCCAAGGATTGAGCCAGAACTTAGCTTGGCCTTTTGCATATTCGCCTGCTGGTATGCTTGGGATAAATGCAGGGATGGAAGTCAACTGTTTGATGTATACTAGCGGATTCATAGCAATAGCAGATAATGTGAAGTTCCTGCGTATCATGTTCAGGATGGGCATATCTCCACGCTGTTCACTGTGCAGACTTGCAAAGTCATCAATAAAGCCGTTAACAACCTTTAGTGCATTATCGCCAGGAACGTGTATTTTTATTGCCTCGATAACCTTTTCGTTGCCAAATAAACTCCTGAGTTCTTTTACTGGTTCTGCCCATGCTACAAAGTGCGCAGTTTCAGAAATGTGGTTAAGCAATACCTCGTCCATGTTCCTGATCATTATTTCTCTTTTGTTAGGGATTCTTGACTTCATCGACCCCTTGATCATTGAAACGTGCGACTTTGGTGGTTTGCTCAACTCTACCTCTTTCGATTCAGAGCCGCCAGGATGCCTTGATTCAATTGGGTGATACTTGGGGTTGTGGCCTAGATTCACACCATTATGCTTAGAGAATATAGGATTAACTCTTTCCCAGTTTTCGGAATAAAAATTGTCAAGTTGCCATTTCGCCCACTGCTTAACTCGCGGAGTCATAAAGGCTTCTACTTGATCCATGGTCGTTGAGTCGATCTTCCCTATTTCCATCAATCGCTCGGTCAAGGTAGTGTCTTGCCAAGACAACCACAGGTCTCCTGCCTCACTTTGTGACAATGCCAGTGGGGTACCATCACTTAACTTAACACCTGTTTTATTAGCTTTGATTACTTTGGCATTACGCGCTGATACTTTGTATATCTTTTTAGTCTTGAAAATCTTCTTCATCTGGTCTTCTGCTTGGGTCAGCAAATCGTCCTGCATCTTGTCTTGTGCTCTTTGTGCATCATAAACCAAATCATACAAGTGCTCTGTAGTTGCTCCGGCGAATGACTTAGAACCAGATTTCTTGGTTATCTTGTCGAGCAAGGAGACAAAAGACTGAATGGAGTTGCTATATTTATCCATCCTGTTCCTCTGAGAGTTTAGGTACTTCTTCGCTTTTTCGTCCCTTGCTCTTTTGCTTACACCTGTGTCAATTTGGAAGTCAGCTTCCCCAGATATTTCAGCAAGTAATGTGACCCGAATTGGATCAATATACAGCTTCCAATCTTCTTTTATTTTTTTCCAGCTTGTCCTTCCCTCACTAATCATAGCCAACAGTTGCACCCTTATCTGTTTCTTCTCGGATGTAGATTTGTTTCTTAAACCAGCGAACATTAAAATAGCCGCCTCATCAACTGCGTCTGGATTGTCTTGTGATGTTATCTTATCAACATACTCCAATAATTGTTCGTCTGCGGTTATTCCTTTTTTCTTATCGCCCTTCATGTCTAAGATTTCTTTCCCTTTAGCTAGAAATGCCTCAACATCTGCGCCTCTGCTACCCTTGGCTACACTGTTTTGTTTTTTAAGGGGCTTGACCATTTTCTCAATAGCCGTAACGTGTAGCTTTCCGTTATACTTGTTCATCTCGATTGCCAAGCGGTCCATGGCTGCATCAAGTTTCTTTTCTTGTGTTGGTATACGTTTTGAATCGGCAATGCGTTTAAAGTGCATCATTGCCTTAATTCTGACTGGTTCAGGTAGGGTTTTGGCGTAAAACTCAAGGGCTTTCTGCTTCTCTACTATTGATGATGCTGCGTTGCGTAGGGTTTTGATTAGTTTGTCGTATGCTTCTGATGTTTTGGGCTTTGGTTTTTTTGGTGCTTTTGCAAACAAAGGCATCCCCTTTCCCATCGCTGACCTGCGTAGGTCGGGGGTTATTTCAAATGATAATTGTTTGTTTGAGTCAATTTCTATAGGCTCAACCCTACCACCAAACTTCTTGATGAACTTGTTGACGTTTGACGGGAGCATTTTATCATAGAATGATTGCATGCCTTCGAGGCGCTTCTCTGTGTCTGCCGCTGTTCCGTCTGGGTATCGGTCGAATTGTTGCTGACCAGAAGTCCAAGCCACCTTGTCAAACCCGTTTTCTGAGGCGTAGCGTATAATTCGCTTCATGGCTAACATTGACCATGCTGGGGTGGACTTGGTGAATGGAGCCTCCGGAATAGAGCTAACGTCTGGCATAAACTTAGATGCTTCTGACGGTGACATATTAAGCAAAACTCTTGTGAAATCATCCTTATCGTAGGTTTTGCCTTTAAACTTATAAACACATGCCATTATGAGAACCTCAAACTTGTTGGGTTTTTGCGATGTCCAGACAACCAGTTATAAAGTGTCTTCATTTTATACCCACACTTTTCTGCCGCCTCAGAAACAGACTTAAAAATCATGTTTGTGTTTAAATCAACAACCGTTCTGGCCAAACCCGTTCCCCTCTTCCCGTACATGGAGTTTTTAGCTCCACGTTTACTTAGTGATTTTTTTAATCTTGTTTCCAACGTGTTAAACTGTGACGGTGCACCTGCCCCACCTCTACACTCATTTGCAAGTTGACCGTTGTCGTAAAGTTCTCTACCGAGTTCGTCTATTAAAGAACGCTCTTTGTCAAGCGTCTTTGGCTTGCTGTCTGATGTAAGGATGATATCAACATCAACTCCACCAGATTCTTCTGCTATCTCAAACCACCTCGGTCTTCGTTGACAGAAATCAAAGGCTCTGCGGTATTTTTTTATTCCAACGCTTCTGGTGTTTTCATTCCGGCAACACCGACCAACATAGAAGACAACACCATTGTCCTTTCTCTTGTGGATGTAAACACAGTGTTTTAATATCAGCATATTTCCTCCAAGATGCCTAAACTTTCCATTTTCTGGACTATCGCCTTGAAGTTATTAGTAACCGATTTTTCGATGTTTTTCAACTGTTTCCTGTAATCCTGCCCTTGGTCGCTCTGTATCTCCTCAATAAACAAAACCTTATTCCCGTCAGCATCGGTTCGCTCGTTGAATCGAACATGACTAATGATGTTTGGTTCGTCGTAGTGTGGTGAGTGGTACTGCTCGTTGTCTATAGCGTCTTTCCTCGAAAGTGAAGGCAAGGTAAGCAGCAGCTCTTTATAGTTCTCGCCGCCTGGCAGTTGGTAGTCTGCGAATTTGGTATTTCCTGGTTCTTGACTGTCGTAAAAATAATCTTCTCCCCGCCTTCTTTCCTCTGCCTCTATATAGTCGTGCCTATGTGTTGACCATAGTTCGTCCTTGAAATTATTTAGTTCTGTGGTTGTATACACCTCAGACCAGTCTAGGTCACGGACATCCTCTTCAAAGATATTCTTTGCGTCTTCTGTGTCACCATCCTCATCTTCAACATACTCATTTTTAGAGTTTTGTAACTTTCCCCATATCTTGTGAGATGAGTTGTCCCATGCTGTTTCGATTTCGTCTGTAATGCCATCGTACATATATTCAGCAAAACCGTCAGACTTACTGTCAAACTCATCATCCATAGTTTCCCTTGCAGACTCTTCGATCCTCTCTGCTGTGCCTTCGGCGTCGTTGCTTTTTTCTACCTCCTCAACTGAAACCCCGTTATTAGCCAAGAAGTCCACAACCTGTGCCTTGCTAACCTTACCATCCTGCTCGGTCAGCCATTCAGTAAGGCCAGACCACTCAAGTTCCTCCTGAACAGGCTTGGGAATTGTGCCCTTGCGCTTCCATGTGTCAATTGTTTTAAGCCACTGCGCTGCGGTTTGTGTGCTTCCTTTGAGGCTGATTGCGTCTTGTAGGCGGGAATACCACTTGTTTGCTTTGCCGGTTAGGGATGCCATGACTGCTGTTGGTGCGAGTTGGCCTGGTTGTGACTGCTCACCTTTACGTGCAATGCGCTGAGTGTGATATTCAGCCATGGCGATTATATCACTATCGTTAATCTTGCGCTTAATCCCATACTTGATAGCCCATGTCTTGATTGCGTTGACTATCCTGCGGTATAGATTTTGTGTTGAATTTGAGCGGTCTGAAAGGAAGTACATGAGCTGCTCTTCCGCTAGATCCTCTTTAGCCGTACCTGCATCCTTAGCCTTCTGTAGTGCCGCCACCCACTTTTTATTTCCGCCCTTAGTTCGGGCTTGGATATCAGCAAGTATGTCCTTGGCCTTAATCCCAAACAGTCCTACGAAACCATATTTAGCAATCAAACCGTGTGTCGATTCGTGCAGAACTACTCCCCATGCGTCTTCAATCGACACGTTATCTGCGACTATGGTAATTTTGCCTGTTGCCGGATTGAACATTCCTTGGATAATTTCGCCGGAATAAATTTCCTCTCCGTTTGGTAATTGGTCGAGAGTTTGTACTACTGAAATGTTTAGGTTTTTGCGACCGTTGGTGGTTAGTAGTGCGTCTATTGCTTGTTTTAGGTCGGTTGATTTGGATTGTGCTATGATATCTGATTTAGCAAATTTAACATTAGATCCACTTTCCCAATCAAAACCGCTCTCGTCGCTAGTTGCCGCCATCTCAGCGTCAGCCCATTCATTCCTTTTTATCGCAACAAGTTCGTCAACCGCTTGTTTCTTGCTACGGGCTGATTTAATTAATTCCACAAATTCATCAGATGTCATGTTATACCCATCTGCGAACTCGTCTATATCAATTCCGCCTTGCTTGTGGAAAACAGCAGGGTATCTTTTATTTAATCCTTGAACGTCCCAATCTGCCTTTAATGATGCCAAGCTGATACCAACCCTCTTGGCCTCTTTCATCATGCTAAAAACAGGGTCAGAATCTTCTAGCTCTGCGATCGCCTGCTTGCGGATATCCTTTTCAGCTTCCTCTGGAATTGTTATCTGAAGGTCTTCTTTCGCCTTGGGCTTGCGCTCGTCCAACCAAGTTTTCAAAGGCTTAACATTGTGCTTTTCAGAAACAGTTGGCTTAATCTTTGTTATCCGGTATTCTCCATCAACTTTTGTAACTTCGTGGTTCTTGTCTATCCTCTGTTTGTATATCTCGTTTCGTAATCCTAACTCTGCACCCTTCTTTGTTGTGTATATTGTAGCAAGCGGGTCGTCCTGCTTTGCAAAAGTATCGGCAAGCTCACTAGTTTTTTCTGCTCGTTTTTGTGCTGGTGTCAATTCTACCTGTGCGGATAGTTCGGATGTCTCAGGAGTGATTACTTTGCTACCTGCTGGAGCTGCCCTTATAACAAACTTGTCAGCTCTTGGCTCAACTGTATATCTGTTCTTGGGGTCTTTCCCCTCAAGATATTTAGCCCTGATGGTTGCTAATTGTTTTGTTCTGTATTTCTGGGAAAGATCAGCAACCCCCAAACCAACCCCATCCTTAGACGGGGTGGCCTGCGGCGTAGCTTCCTTGTCGGGTTTATTTCGTGTAACTACGCTGTCGGTTGGTTCTTTAGATGTAAGATCACCTTCCTTTATCGTTGGTTCGGTTTTATCTCCAAGGGGAACAGAAACTTCATCCGTGTCTTTTCCTGGCAATGAAAGAATATCGTTTTCTTTATCTCCTTTTTGTGCTGATTCCTCTGTTGCCTTAATGTCATCGGTGGGCTTCTCTTCCTGAACAGGTTTAGTAGGTTCACTTACCGCTCCTTGTATTAAAAGTTGTTCTTTTAGGCCAGCGTATTCCTCCTGCTCGGCAGAAGTTAGATACTGGGCCTTGGCTCCAGCAACTTTTCTTTCTACTCCATCAACATTAATAGTCCTGTCGGGTATTCCGTTCGCCTTGTCGAAAAGAATATTGAATCTTGTTTCTGGGTCAATCTCTTCCTGTGCGTCAAGGATATCTTCGACTGCTTCAGATTCTATATCTTCAATGTTTGCTGCTGATATTGGGATTAACGGTAATCCTGAATCGTCTGTTGTCTGTGGTGCGGTGATTTCTGCTTCTTCTTCCGCGATATCATTCATCACTCGTTCTGCTGCGGCGATTGCTTCCTCTGCTGTTTCGGCGGTGCCTATGTCCTCAATGGTTGGCTTTGGAGGGGTTAAAAGGGCACCTGGTAAACTGACGCTACCGCCAATTGCTCCGAGTGCTGCACCTTCAACCTGCTCTATGAATGCTTCTGGTGTTCTTGGGTCTTGGCCTTGACCGTATTGTTCAAGTCCTGTCTGTGTGAACTCCTGCGCCGCTTCTCCTGCTGAAGTTAAAGCTACTGCTGAACCACCTCGCGCAACTCGTCCACCTATCCCTGTCATTTCGCCAAGAGCTTTCCCTGTTGGCAACTTACCTTTTAGTCCAGTTAAGGCAAGAACGGTCCCTGCATATTCGACTGCTCCTGCGACAACTGTGGTCGCTATACCTTTGACTACTTCTTTCTTGGTAAGCGGGGTATCTCTTTCAACAGATTGTTCAGCAAGGCCACCAAGGATCTCACCACCCTCAATGCCTAGCGCCTGGGTTCCAAGTGCCGAATGCGTTCCTATTTTTCCAGCTATGTTCTTTACGGCTTGCTTTGTGATTCCCTCGGTAACTGCTTCTTTCCCTGCCAGTTTAATAGCTTCTTTTTCTACGGACTTTAGCAGGAACTTTTCAACCGATTGTGTGAGAACTGCTTGTGCGGTCATTTTGCCAATACCGGCAGTCATTAATGCCTGAACTGCTTGGCCGCCAACGTAACCGAAACCGTGTAACCCGTATTTTATTAGGGCTTCCTTGTCACCTGTTTCCTTGGCTTTCTCCCAGGAATAATAAATAGAATCTTCAGGCTGTGCGTCCTTTTGCATTTCAGCGGCAGACTTCTGGTATTTCTCGGCCCAATATTCCTTTGTTTCGGTAAAAACCCCATCTTCGCCAAATACTGATTCTCCGACTGCTCCGACTCCGGCAGCAAGGCCTTGTGCCAACATAGGGATTTGCTTGAATGATTCCTCGAATCCTCTTTTTGTTGCGCCAAGGTATGATTCTTCTTGCTCTGGTTGGGCGTTTTCGTAAGTGGGTATTTCTGGCTGTTGGGTAGGGACTGCTTCGTGTGTGGCGTGTCCGATAGAGACAAAAAAATCAATAAGCTGCTGGTCGTTGCTTCCTTCGGCTATTGATTGGTTGTAGTCTAATCCTGCCGCTTGAGAAAGATAACGTGCAATTTCGTTATCGCTGGTGTCTGTACGAGCATCTTGGATATTTAACATTATTTCTTTCCACCTAAATTATTTTACTGCTTCGCGCACCTTCTTCATGTATCCGCTGTCTGTAAATTCACCGTTTCGGTAACGTCTCCGCAGTTCTCCGAGAGCCTTCTTCTTTTCTGGCGTGTCGGCTTTATTAACTTGTTGTTTGTATTGGTTTTTGTATGGTGCTTGAGATCTGTCTGTATTCTCTGACCTGTCAGGGTTACCGATATAATCGTATATCAGGGCACCTTCCATTGGCTTGAAGTATTTAAATACGTCCGCTACCGTATTTAATATAGCATCTCTACCAGTGTTAGCTTTATCACGTTCTTCGTTTGTCCTAGAGTTGTCATACGGGTCACGCGGTGTTTTCTCGCCAGTCTTAAAAAATGGAGATCTCCTTTGGGATATCCTTTTTTTAGCATGCTTAACTGCAATATCAACAATCTCCCTTGGTGGTTGTTCGCCCTCTTCCAGATTAAGCAGCGTTTCCAGTTGGCTCACGCTGAGACCTGGGACGATAGTCGGTATTAACGTTTCCTTTCCGTTTATGTTGACACTAATCGATAGTTCTGTTGATATATCACCTTTCGCATTTGGAAGTTCTCCAAGAAATCCAGCGTCTTTTTTGGTACCGTCCTCTCTTAGACCAGCTTCCTTTTTTGTCTCAGCCGTGGCAACTGGTGTGTTCTCTGCTTTTGCATTTTCAACTATGCTTAACTTTGGATTAACAACTGGCTGTTTTGTTTTTCCAGCAGCTTCCTTTGCTTTGAAGGCATTTAGCGCGGCCCTGTCATCGTCAATCTCTTTTTTTGCGCCACTATCGAACATATTCATGTCCAGTGGCTGCGACTCAATTATATCCCCTGAGTCGTCGGCTGGGTCTTTATCAATTGAGGCAGTATCTCTTGTGTAAACTTCATAGTCTTCTTCATTAGCCCAATACCAACGTTTTACTCCCTCCTGTGTTCTTGTGCTCATTGCAGGTAGTCCAAGTCCCTCTCTTATCCTGTCAACACCTATTATTATCTCTTTTGCCTCTTCGGTCTTACCTGCCTTGTTTAGCTTGTTTGCCTCTTCTACACTTTCCTTGAGGTATTTGTCTGTCAATCTATCTAGAGGTTTTACTTTTGCGGCACCGGAAGATCTTATCCCAGCAATCTTTTCACGGCTTGCTCTGTCGGCGGCAGATTCCTTGTCTTCCCTGATGTTTTTTGCTTCTGATTGACTTTCAACGTAAGCTCTTCCTTCAGCTACCAAGCTATTTTTATATGATCTCCCTTCGTCGCGTTCAGATATCTTCAGTTTAGCGTCACGTTTATCTTTGTTTTCCTGAGAAATGTAATGACCAATGTTCCCTGCTGTGTCTCCCATAATGCTCATGGCTTTAGCATAGTTTGCCATTATACAGCCCCCATTTGCTTATCTATTCCGGCTTGCGCGTTCTGTCCTTGTTTCTCAAGTTCTTCTTGTTGTTCCGGTGGCAGACGATTAACGGCTTCGGACATTTCTCTTGCAATTGCGTCTTTGTCGTAGGTTCCTTTCGCAAACTCAGCGGTCATGTAGTCCTGAACCGACAATGTAAGGGCGGCCTGCTGCTCGTTCTCGTCAAGAGTGAACGCACCTTCCTTCTCTGCTATTTGCAGGATCTCAGACACAACTATTGGAGCGGAGTTGCTTAAAGTTTCAAACCCTAGTTTAACACCGCTCTTTAACGCAGTGTCGCTGATATATGAAACAATTGGTACGCCAACTGCTGCCACGCGCTCAATCGGTTTCATGCTTTCGTCTTTAAGAATTGCAACTGACTTCTCATATTGCTGGTCGTCGTACATTATACCAATGGCATTGTTTACGAATTGACCCACATCTTTTTCGACAGCATCATCTTTAGGTGATTTTGTCTTGGATGCCATCCCGCGTTTCTTCTTCATTATTGCCCCGCTCTGACTACTTGTGAATAATCAACCATTGATGGACTTGCACCTATTGTACCAATATTTGCTGTTGGTGACACGTACTTTTGCCTATTTACATCAGCTAACATCTGCGCTTGTTCCGCAGCAGACGGCTCTAACAATGCGCTACCTGTTTGCAAAACACCCTTTGCTATCTCACCAGAAAGTTCAGGGTTGGCCTTGATCCATGTAGCTAAGCCTTGAGGTGATGTTGGCGCCTGGTTTACTGCTGTGGTTTTTGCAACGCTGCTGGCTATTGATTGTGCTTGATTTTGTCCTGCTCCTGGTCCTACTGACCCTGCTATTTGGCCGCCAGTTGATGATGCTTCACTTGCTGCACCACTCCATGCTGCGTCCTGACCTGCAGTTTTAGCAGCGCTAGCCAGGCTTGATGTTGATGGCGTTAATCCACTGGCTGAAGTGTTCGCCATGGTTGTTGATGCTGTAACTGGTGTTGCTGTTGTGGTGGTAACAGGGGCAACTGTTCCAGCACCGGTTATTGCGGCACCAGCGTAGGCCGTCAATCCGCCTATAACGCCACCCTTCAAGGCACCAGTTAATATATTCTCGCCTTTGATTGCAGATGTAACTCCGCCTATCACTGCACCAGTAACTGCCCCAACTATAACAATCTGTGTTGTCGTTGCTGCTACTGTTCCAAATACTGCTCCAAATGCTACTGCAACTACTGCCATATTATCCTCCGTGCAATTCGTTAAATCTTGATTTAGTTGCGCCAAGAATCAATAGACCCTCGTTGATGCCGTTTATCTTCATTGCCTCGGTTAAATACCCTTCCCTTATCATACCACATTCACAAGCTAGGGACACGGCCAAAGGATTTGACTCGGCAATGTATGTTATAACTTTTTCACAAGGCGTGTTTGAAAACATCCATCTACAAGCATCTATACAGCTCGTTCTGCTGTTTCTTCTGGCCGGACCTGCCTTGATAGCAATGTGCATCTCAGCCATGATGAGGTTAATCCCTTTGAATAACAATAGTGTGTCAGGGCGAGGACTTAACCAAATATGGCTATCGTTATGTAAAGAACCTCTGACAAAAGAATAAGGATCTGTCACGCCATCATCCTTAGCAGTCCAGAAAACTGATTCGTCAGCAATGATGTCTGTGACAAACGAGATATCTTTTATTGTTTTTCTCATCTGTTATTTTCATTGGTTGGGTTCCAAGTGTTAACATCATCGACTGTTTCGGGAAGCGGAACTTCAAAACCGCCAGCCTCAAGGCTTACGTTTGGTTCCCAAGTAAGTTGATATTGGCTTAGTCCTGCATTTGTGATGTTTAGCAAACCCTGGACGTTGTGGTTGAATGTTGCAATAAGGTCGTTCTTCGCAGCCAAAGCATCTGGTGCATCCATATTGGCAGCATCAATACTAGAAAGGCCTTGCGTTAGTTGCTGGCTCATGCTTCCGTACGTTGTGCTGAAGTTAGCCGTGGCGCTTGCATCAGCATTGAGCAATGCTGCGTCAATAGCATTCTGGTTGTCGGCATTTAGCCTATCCATCGTAGCATCTTGTACTAATTGTTCCCTAACGAGTGCCGATGTATCAGCAATAGCTGCACTTGCTGCATTAACCTCTGCAAGATTAGATGCTGTGTTTATGTTGTATTCATTCTGGACGCTATCGCGAACTAATCCGCTAGATGCAGTTTGCTCGTTGATATTGAAATTAGCGGCAGTTAAAGCGTCTTGCTGTGCGAGTGGTGCAGCAGCATCTATGGCCGCCCTAGTCGCTGCTCCTGCTGCATAACTGGAATTTACCCTACCTACCCCAGATGCCGCCTCTTGCGCATAATTAACAGCAGACTGCATATAAGGGTCATTCTTGTCAATCATTTCACTAAGAATATCTCTTGATTGGGTTGCTGGAGTATTGTAGTCGCTTCCTGGCCTTATTTGATCTAGTCCATAGTTAACTAAACTAGGTTGAGGCGATGTCAACTGAGGTGTTGTCAACTGAGGCGGTGTAAGGCCTTCATCTATGTCTAATCCCGCCTCTTCAGCCTGTACAGGTGTCGGCAGCTGTAAGTTGTTTGCTGCTGCATAATCTATATTCTGCTGTTGCTGCTGCTGTGGTGTGAGGGCTTGGAAGTCAGCCCAGTCTTGATTAATCTTGGTCTGTTCTGGTGAGTATAGCGGTGCTGGTCTTGCAGCTATCTCCAGAGATGCAGCATCATTAAAGGCACCCTGACCAAAGCCGCTGCTATCGCCCATCCAGTAATCCAAGGCCTCCTGGGCTGGTGCTCTACCTAGCTCCTTAGTATACGCCGCTCGTACTTCTGCTTCTGTAGCCATCCCTTACTCCTTATACATGGGCATATGTGCCATTGCTTTACTTGTTGTCATCTTCTCTCCTTAAGCATTTAAAGCATCAATCTCAGCTTGTAATCTAGCGATCTCAGAGA